AACTTGGAGAACTTGACTTCGTCTCTCAGGATTTCAGAAGAACGACCCAATGAGAAACCACCTTCTCCTTCAACTCTTGTCTCAGGAACATTCAGTGATCTATAGAGTTTCTTCTGGAAATAGTTGATGTCAGTGATTTCACCAAGATTCTGACCACCAGGAAGAGTTGTGATTTCAGTTCCTCTACCACCTTCTCTTCTAGGAAGCCAGAAGTCTTCCATCATTGACATAAATTTCTTATCATCACGAATTTCTCCAGTGTTGGCGTCATATACAAGTTTATTGCGATAACGCATCATAACATCACGAAGATATTGTTCTGCCTTAATCTTTGGAAGATTGCCCACATCAATATAAAAAATTCTTCTTTCGGGCGCTCTTGAAAGTCTATAAATTACAAGAGAGTCCTCAATCATTCTAAGTTGATTGAGAGATTTAATTGCTTTGTGAAGATAAGAAAGTGTTGATCCTTTATTTCTATCTACAAGACCAGAAGTACAATATGTAATAGAATCTTTAGACATTTTAATGCCTTGAGATCCTCCCATAGAAGATGGATTTCCTGTTGGGTATGTTAATTTTGGACTATAAATGAAATATTCCTCAAGTTGAGGAAACTCAAAATCCATTGGATTATCACTATTAACGTTAGAGACTCTATACTTATCTTTTGGGTCCTTTTTTTGTTGCCTCACATATCGCATCTTCATTGGATCAATATAACGAAGCTCTTGAATTCCTTCGTGTGGATTTTTAAGATCAATTACTTTATGATAATAAAGTCTTCCGTCAATGTACCAATTTCTATAAATTTCGTGAGACTTCTTATCAAAATCTAAAAGAGATAAAATATATCTAAATTCTTGTCTTATTTTTTTCTTAATACCATCACTGGCATTTAAATTTGAAAGTTCAATTTCTATAGGACTATCATTTGTATCCGATACGATTGCTTCATTTACAATATCTTCAATAGCACTATCACACTCTGGGTGAAGTGCCATTTCACGATATCTTTTAATTAAATCAAATTCGGTTCTATAAACTCCTTCAATATCAACATAAGAACCAAAAAAACCACTACTCAGGTAGTGGTCAGTTGAATCCTCATTATTTTGAGGAACCGGACTGACCACCCCGGGAGATAGTGGTTCATTATCTTCTATTGAAAATCCAAACAATCTTGCCATAATTTATTATTTTTTGATAGTCGTTTTGACTATTTATTAAACCTCTGCAGTTGTAGGTGTCCAGTATTGAACTTGGAATTCTACAGTGAATTCCTCAATTGTATCTGCGCTATCATATGAAAGATCAATTGCAGAAACAGCAGTTGGGAAGATACTATAGAATTTATAAGTTGCGGCAGTATTTTGGACAAGTCCTGCGCCAGTTCCATCACCACTTCTAATGTTTGCAGCACTTCTTTTGAGTTGCTTTACATAAGCATCAACCATATAAGTTGATGGGTTTGTTGCACCACTACCATCCCCATACTGTCCAATGAAGTTCATCCAATTCTCCATAACCTGTCTGATTTGGAAATTTTCATCATTAATTATAGTAATAGTCCAAGGATCAAAGGTACGCTCTCCTGCAACTTTGAAGGTTCTTCCTCTAAATGGAACATCAATTGATGCTACATTAGATGCAGGTAATTGTGCTGATTTGCACAGAATTGAAAAAGTCTCTCCTAATGATCCACCGCCAGGAATTGTTCCAGGAATTGTGACTTCAAATAGATTAGGTCTTGCGCCTCCACCAATTAGAGTAGATTTAAACTTAGAAATTGTTGATTCAGCCATTGTTAGGTCCTCCTTTTTGGTTTAGTTAATAATCAAACAGTACCTGCAACTTCTTCAAAACTTACACCTGTGCGGGTTGCGACGAATGTAAGAGTTACATAGTTAATAGATTTGGCGGGCTTCAGGTAAATGTCCGCTCTAAACTCATTGTTATCAATAACGTCTGGAGTGTTATTTGAACTATCGCAAACAACTAAGAACCCATAAAGACCTCTCTTTGCTTGAACGTCACGGAGATATGGTTCAACAATATTCCTAAAGTTTGCTCTTGTGATTTCGTCGTTTAGTTCAAAGAGTTGTGCTTGAGCAGATCTTTGAAGTGCTTGTTCAATTGTGAGGAACAATCTACGAACGTTAATTCTATCAAATGCAGACGCATATCCAAGAGCAGTTTTATCGCCAAAAAGAAGAGTACCAAGTCCTGGTTGAGTTACAATTGCATTGACTCTTTGAGGATATAGTTGATCTCTTTGTGCTTTATTTGGATTATACGCAAGTTTAATTGCATTATTTAAAATTCCTCTTTGTTGACCTGCTGGGGAGAACCAAGGATATGCAATAATGTTTGTACGACACATTAAACCAGCAACATCAGCATTGCAAGGAATATACACAAACTTATTATTAAATCTATCATAGGTGTACTTATATCCAGAGTCAAAGACTGCATAACTTGAAGAAGGCAATGAACTAAAGTACTTGATTAAGTTTGTTGTTTGTGTGGTTGTATTTGTTAATCCAACTAAATCTGCTTTATGGGGACCAACAGTAGCAACACAATCTTTTCTTTGTTCTGCGAGAGAAATAAGATAACCTGCTTTTGCTTGGGAGTCTGCCTGAGCATCCATACCAGGACCCATAATTAAATAATCAACCTGAACTTCATCTTTATTTGAGAATTTATCATATGAAGTAATTAAGTCCCCAAGAGTTGCCTTCATTCCACCAGAAGCAGAATAATCAACTCCTCCAGTCAAATTATAAGTTTTATTTCCAATTGCACTAAAGACTACATCTTGAGCATCTTGTCCCCAAAGACCATCTGAAGTACTAATTGGATTAAACGATTCTGAAGCAACTCCAGAATAAGTAGTAAATCCTGTTGCTCTTGGAGAAGTATTCCAATAAGAATCTGACGCACTCGATGGATTCCCCCCTGCATAAATCTGAGAAGAAAAGTCTGCAAGATATTGTTCGTACCAAATTTTTTGAGGAGAATTGACTGCAGAAACGGAATCTAATGCCTTAGAAAGACCTATATGTTTTTCAAGAATAGTTCCTTGGTTTCCAGTTATTGTACCTAGATCATCAACAACTACAATATTAATTCCATCATTTTTACCATTTCTTTCAAGAGAATATCTATTAGTAATTGGTTTTGGAGCGATCGACCTCCAATATATGATAGCATTAGTCAATCCAAGAGTTTGTTGCTCGTACCAATCCAAAGTACTAGCAATTGTAACTGTAGACCCAGTGCTAACACCAGAGTTGTTTATAAAAGTTAAAGTTTGATTTGCTGCAAATGCTGCAAAAGAAGTCCCTTCAGCATAATTAATTTGAGTTTCAGTTCCCGCAGAAGAAACTCTTGATGTAATTTTAACACTTATATCAGTTGAGTTTGTTCCCGTAGAAACTCCAGTGACAATTCCTTTTAAATAACCATTAAAAGTTGTCTTTGTTCCTGATCCTGGGATTGTTACGCTAGAAAGTCCAACAGTAACTCCATAACCAACAACAGCTTGTGATAATGACGTTGATGCAACACTTATAATTTGATCTGCTAAATCATCAATCACGCAAATCTTTAAATTATTTGCCCAAGATCCTGGATTTTTTGCAGCAAAAGTAAAGTCATTTCTATCCGGATTTGTCATATAATCATCATAATTATCAATTCTCAGAGAACTATCTGATGCTTGATTTACGCCAGCATTAGCATTATTTAAAGTAGATCCACCAGTTCTAACAACTTTTAGAATTCCGCCATATGAAAGATAAGATGAAGCACTCATCCAGTACTCATATTGAGAATCTGTTGAAAGTGGTTTTCCGAACGTATTGATTAATTCCTGTTCGGTAGTGATATCAATTGGGTAATCAACTGGTCCGATTGGAAAAGGTCCAGCAATCGCACCAATATTATCTAAAACATTATCAGCTCTTCCTACTGTTAAATCAACCTCTCTGACGAGTACGCCTGGAGATAATTGAGGAGTCGCCATGTTTTTCTCCGTAAAGTCTCAGTTTATCTAAAAATTATTTATTAAAACGATACTTTACATGGGGGAAATGTGACGTGAACAATTACCAATCAGGATATTGGTCTTCAAAATGCAATATAGTTTTTTTCCTTTTACTGACAATTCTTTTTACCGTGCAATCTTTACATTCGTAAGAATATGAAGAAGCAACAGGACCTCTATCTTTACGAGTTCTATAAAATCCATCTATTAAATTTTTAGTTTCTCCGCAAATTCTACATTTTCTATCAGATAGTAATAAGTGTCCTAGTCCTATTTGACTATCTAAGTCCATTATGAAAGATAATCCCACATATATGAACGATCACCATATTCATCAACAAACCATCTATCGCCATCAACATCAAGAAAACTATTTCCATCCAATCCATCAGAAATAAATCCAAAGGGAGCCATATCTTGTTCTATTTGATTCCTCTGTTCCTCATATAATCTTTTTCTTACATCTTGGTCAGTGAGTTCTTTAAAATAATCTTGGGCAACTAACCAAGCATAAATTACCAGGCACATTGCAAGGTCATCATTACACCCTTCTTCAGCTTCAAATGAATTATGTTTTTGAATAAAAGTTGTAAGTTCAGAAATAATATCATAATCATTTAGGAGTAATTTACTTTCCTCAATCATGGTTTTGAGATTGAGACAACCAACTTTTTTAACTGTTTTTGACATTTTGACTCCAAGTTGAGTCTTTTTGCCACTAAATCCTTGTCCCACAATTTGTCCTGCTCTTCCCCTCATAGAACACATTAAAAGATTGCTGTATTCTAAATCGTATTGAAGAATGCTTGCAACTTGATCTCCAACGTCATTCACCTCACATAAAACATATGCTTTGTTATACGCAGTTGCTGCTTCATGGACTATACTTGGGAAAAGCATAGGTTTTATTTCATTATTTCTATATTTTGCAACTACTTTATGTGGGAACTGTGTAATATCAACTACAGTAAATGCAGAGTAATCGTTACCAACGCCTCTAGCAACGTCTACAGTGATAAGATAATCATTATTCTCTACTGGGTCTTCATAAACATCTAGTCCAGCACTGCGGGTCTTGGGGTGGTCATATACGAGAGTTCTAAGTTTACTTGGAGCAATTAACGTATCAACAGAACCTAAAAATTCACATTCAAATTCTACTTTAAATTGAGAATCTGAAGTATTCGCAATAGTTTGTTTTTTCCATTCCTCATCTCTACCTGGAACTTCTGACCAATGAACATCAGTATATACATATTCATTTTTTCCTTTTTCTGCATCGTGCCACATTCGGTAGAAATGATTCATACCGTGAGGAGTTGATACAATAATTACTTTTGTTTGTTTACCTGAAGTAATTGTAGGATATACTGACGCAAAGAATGAATCGGCAAT